GCACATTAGATGAAACAGCGATGAAGATATTCCAAGCAGTAAGGGATTACCAGCCTATCTCAGTAGGTATTGAGAGGGGTATAGCAAAGCAAGCTGTAATGAGTCCTCTAATGGATCTTCAGAGGAAGTATGGGAAGTACTTTAGGGTAGAAGAGTTAACCCACGGTAATAAGAAGAAGACAGACCGTATTATGTGGGCGTTGCAAGGGCGCTTTGAGAACGGTGTAATAAGCTTGAACAAGGGGGAATGGAACGCTAGATTCCTAGATCAACTCTTCCAGTTCCCAGATCCACTAACACACGATGACTTAGTGGACTCTTTGGCTTACATAGATCAATTAGCGACCATCCCTTATGGGATCCATGAGTTCATAGAAGATGAGCTTGAAATCTTAGATATTGTAGCGGGATACTAATTATGAAAGACACCCTATATAGCCCAGATCCTCTGATGATAGATGAGTCCCTAGAAGACTGGGTGATGACTAAAGCAGAGGACTGGCGAGACAACTACGAGAGTAACTACGCTGAGAAGTTTGATGAGTACTACCGACTTTGGAGGGGTATCTGGGCAGCAGAGGATCAGCAGAAGCAATCAGAGCGCTCACGCATAATCAGCCCGGCTCTCCAGCAAGCCGTGGAGTCTAATGTTGCTGAGATGGAGGAAGCCACCTTTGGTCGTGGTAAGTTCTTTGACATCCAAGATAACTATGGAGACAAGGATTCTCAGGACATACAGTACCTAAGGAACAAGTTAACTGAAGACTTTGAGAACACTAAGGTACGTAAGGCTGTCGCTGAGTGCTTGATTAACGCAGCAGTCTTTGGAACCGGGGTGGGTGAGATAGTCTTAGAGGAAATCAAAGAGATGGCCCCGGCTACTCAGCCTATGATGGATGGTCAACTACAGGCTGTAGGTGTCAACATTACAGATAGGGTAGTCGTTAAGTTAAAGCCTGTGATGCCTCAGAACTTCCTTATTGACCCTGTAGCCACATCCATTGAGGATGCTATGGGTGTAGCCATTGATGAGTTTGTAAGTCCTCACCTAGTGGAGCAACTACAGGAGCAAGGGGTCTATAGGGACACCTATGTAGGCACAGCATCCACAGATAGTGACTTAGAGCCTGACCATGAAATCTCTGTATACAGTGATGACAAGGTGCGCCTAACGAAGTACTACGGCTTAGTCCCTAAGCAACTCTTAGATGAGGCCATGGATGATGAGGATGAGGAGGTAGAAAACCTAAGCTCCTCTGATGACTCTGGTAGTTACGTAGAGGCTGTGGTAGTTATAGCTAACGGTGGTGTCCTCCTGAAGGCTGAGGCTAACCCCTACATGATGCAAGACAGGCCTGTGGTAGCATTCCCATGGGACGTAGTACCCTCTATGTTCTGGGGTCGAGGTGTGTGTGAGAAGGGCTATAATAGTCAGAAGGCTTTGGATACTGAGCTTAGAGCTAGAATAGATGCTTTGGCTCTCACAATACATCCTATGTTAGCCATTGATGCCACTAAGTTCCCACGAGGGGCCAAGCCTGAGGTACGCCCCGGCAAGACTATATTAACCAATGGAGATCCTCGTGAAGTCTTACAGCCGTTCAACTTTGGTCAAGTGGGTCAGATCACGTTCGCCCAAGCATCCTCCTTGCAGCAGATGGTACAACAAGCTACTGGAGCAGTTGACTCAGCAGGACTCTCTGGTTCTGTTAATGGTGAAGCTACTGCCGCTGGTATCTCTATGTCTCTTGGCGCTATTATTAAACGTCATAAGCGCACCTTAATTAACTTCCAACAGTCCTTCTTGATCCCCTTTGTCACTAAGGCTGCACATAGGTATATGCAGTTTGACCCTGAGAACTACCCTGTGAAGGACTATAAGTTCAACGCTACCTCAACCTTAGGTATCATAGCTAGGGAGTATGAGGTTACACAGCTTGTACAACTCTTGCAGACTATGAAGCAGGATAGCCCTGTGTACCCTGTGTTGCTCCAGAGCATCGTAGATAACATGAACCTGAGTAACAGGGAAGAACTCATAGCCTCTATGCAGCAAGCGCAGCAGCCTAACCCACAGGCTCAACAGGCAGCTATGCAAGCACAACAGGCACAGCTTGAGTTCCAGCAGTCTCAGACAGCAGCTTTGGCTGCACAGGCTCAGGAGTCACAAGCGAGAGCACAGAAGTACTCTGTCGAAGCACAGCTTGAGCCTCAAGAGGTTGAGATTAAGAAGATTGAGGCTATCACTAGAAACCTCCAAGCGGGTGACCAAGACGACAAAGAGTTTGAACGCAGGCTCAAGGTTGCTGAAATAGCCTTAAAGGAGACTGAGATTCAGGACAAGAAGAGCACGACAGAGTCTAATAAGAAGTTAGGAGAGAAGGAGCAGCAACTATTTGACTCCTTAATGTCTAACAAACCCCCCAGTGCTCCACAAGGACCCAGAGGGCCTTCAGGACCCCGAGGACCTAACGTAGGTCAACCACCGGAGGCTGTATAGGTGCGAAATTTAACTACTATGATGCTTCTGGAGAAATTTAAGAGGCGTCTAGAAAAAGTAGAGCAGTGGGAAGCCAAAGAGGTCAAGGACGGAGCACAGGGACCTAAAGGAGACAGAGGAGCCGATGGTAAACAAGGGCCTAAGGGTCCTACGGGTCCTTCGGGACCTAAGGGTTCTGAGGGGCCTGAGGGGCCTTCGGGGCCTAAGGGTTCTGAGGGTCCTAAGGGTGAGGACGGAGAAGCTGGGCTAGGTATTGTAGATGCTTACACAGCCGCTGACGGTGACTTAGTGTTTGTGTTGTCAGACGAGTCTGAGGTGTCTGTACACATGCCTTTGACTACTGATGAAAACGGTCAGACAATTGTGTACTCACAGGGAGGAGGCTCTGGTGGCGAGGGCGGCAGTATGGGTCCTGTTACCACAAGTATGGTAGCAACGGAGCCTGACGTACTCTTTAGGGACGCTAAGGGCCGCTTTAAGTCCGTTACTGTACCTGACCTTAAGAATCAGCTAGAAGTTAACCGATGGTTCCTAGAGCAGATCGAAGCCATAGAAGTACCAAATGACTACGTACCTATTACTGGTGGTGAGTTCGTAGGCCCTATCTTTGGCCCCTCTGTCACAGACATCACTGAGGAGCATGAGGAGACATTAGTAAGATCCCCGTACCCTCACGCCACTACTGACTGCCCAGAGGGTGAGCTTAGAGTTCACACAGTGTTTGCTGATGACAAGCCAGAGGGTACTGCCCAGAACAAAATGAAGATCAATGTTCGCAAGGACGCCAGCGAGTATTGCGACCAAGAGGGCATTGAGTATGTACTGACTCAGCCTAACGGTAAAATACAGGTATGGGTTTGTGAGAACTCTGGCTTTGCTACTGAGAATGACACCGTACTAAACGTAGTGGCTGAGACATGCTACGGGGATGACCTACAGCAAGGGTTAGCTACTAAAGTATGGCGCTCTAGCCTTATTGAGTCCCCCTATGTCACGCTAGAGATGTACCGCAAGCTGTCACAAGACATAAGCCTGTTTAACAACTACGTCAGCAAGACAGGCGGCGATTCAATGGAGGGGCCGTTTACTATCAACGGTCAGTCTGGCATGGACACACGGGCGTCTAGGCGGCTTATTGCGCTCAACGTCTTCTCTGGTACAGATAACAGTTCGCTACAGCTTGGGACAAAGAGTACCAAGATATATGTAGGCAATAACGACACCTCGTTCAACACGCCCCTAAAGCTCAGTGAAATCCAAGGCAGAGGCGACGGCATTACCTTCACAGACACGCTTAAGTTTGGCGATCAAGACGTATTGATGGACATAGCGCCAAAGGTTGGCACTACACAGACCATTAATCTGTTTGAGGGCCTTGGATCTAGTGATGACCAAACAATCCTCAAGGTTGATCTTAACGGCGCAACCTTCAAGAAGGCCATTGAGTTCGTGTCAGGCCCGTCTAGCGGAAAGGAGGTTATCCTTCGGCTGGATGCCAACAGAGGTATACGTGCGCGTAACCTTAACATGGACAACACAAACATAAACAAGCTGGCTGACCCTACCAACGCTGAACACGCGGTCAACCTACGCACCGTTGACAGTCTGATTGATAACCTTGAGGACCGTCTCACTGGTCGCCTAGACACTCTGATTACTGACAATAGCTCAGGCGAGATGAAGTTCGCTGTTAAGCAGATGCCGTCAGACAACGGCGACTTCCAGTGCATGACAACTAACGGGACATCAACAACCTACGACCCAATGCAGACCAGAGAGATATGGGCGCACAATAAGAACCTAAGCGGATATGACTTCAAGTGGGACAAAGTAGAGCCAAACATGTACTTCTACATGGCCGGGCCTAATGATTCTCTGGCGCGGTTCCGAGTAGTAGCAGCACCTCTAGATCAAGGTAGATGGACTAGGATTAAGGTTAATAGTCCAGAGATATACCCCGCAGATCAGAAGTGGGAAGTCAATGACGTATGGGACATTCTATTCCGTACGTTCACAGGCGACAGCGTTGACCTAGACGACTACGTTAAGAAGACCGGCGACGTAATGACGGGTCAGCTTGAGGCTCAGCTAGTTACTGACTACATCAAGTTTAGTGGTGACAGCAAGCGCATCGTTGAAGACGGTTCTATACGCATGACGATTGACAAGCGCATCATTATCGAAAAAGGAACCACGGTTCCGGGCGCTGGCTTTGAGCTAAAAGGTAGAACCAGTGAGGGCGCTAATCAAAGGCTTTTGCAGGTGTACCACAACAACACGGGCAGCACTGATGCGGTCAACTACTACGGAAGGCAAGACGGAAACACTAACCTTGCTACTGTTGGCTTCGTTAACAGCGCAACGGCGCTCTTAGAGCAGCGTGTGGCTGACCTCACTGCAAAGATTGCAAAGCTTACCGGCGAATCTACAGAAGACACGTTTGATACAAAAGATTTAGACAAGGAGAACTAAAGATGTTAATGACAGCAGCAGACCTGAAGAATCTCATTAATCAAGTCAATGAGGCATTCAAGGGGCAATTTACTCGTTTGTCAGATTTAGAGACTAAGTTAGCTGAACTAGAGGAGAAGGTAAATGAGCAAAGCAAAGGATCCACGGCTAGCAAGGGCAGGGGTAAGCGGGTACAACAAGCCAAAGAGAACGCCTAGTCACCCTACTAAGTCTCACGTAGTTGTAGCCAAGGAAGGCGACAAGGTTAAGACCATTAGGTTTGGACAACAGGGAGTCTCAGGCGATAAGAAGCCCACGGCTCGTCAGAAGTCCTTCAAGGCACGACATGCAAAGAATATAGCCAAAGGCAAGATGTCTGCGGCATATTGGGCTAATAAGGAGAAATGGTGATGCCTACAGTTAAAGGTAAGAAATACCCGTACACTAAAGCTGGCAAAGCAGCAGCAAAGAAGGCCAAAGGGGGCTGTAGCTGCTCCAAAGGTAAGAAAGGTAAATAATACCAAAGGAAAGACTTGACTTTAGTATTCCTGTGTGTTACAATAGTAGTATAGTTAACACATTAGGAGTACTTATGTCAAGCATAGTTTGGAAAGATGAGTTAGATACCATTGCTGAGTTACTGAAGACAAAGACGACAGAGCAGATAGGGGAGCACTACGGTGTTTCTAAGCAACGTATTTATCAGGTGATGCAGAAGTTTGGTTTACAGACAACCCTGAGGAAGCGTAAGAGCTTCTTAAGTGGCAAAGGCCCTAAGCACTATTGGTTAAACAAGATGTTGACCTCTAAAGGAGTCCCTAAAGGTGAGAAACTAAGGATTCTTGAGGAGCTAGAGGTTCCTGATGAGTGTCCTATGTTGGGTATACCTCTGAACTACAGTGGTGGCGAAGGGGGCGGGTGGAACGGAAGGACTGATGATAGCCCATCTATAGACCAAATTAGGCCCTCCCAAGGCTACAAAAGAGGCAATGTCCAAGTAATCAGTTGGAGAGCTAATCGCATTAAGAACGACTCAACACCCGAAGAACTTGTTAAAATTTCACAATACATGCAAAAACTATTATAAAGGTATTGTGGTATTCTTTAAAATATGTTATAATATACCGTAAGTTAAACACACAAAGGAACTAAGGCTGATATGAACCCTGAACTAGAGAGATACTTCAATGTATACTTTGACCTCTTTAACACCGAGGGTTGGAAGCAACTCACGGAAGAGTTTGGATCAAATGGTAACGTGATTAACTCTGTGGAGGCAACCAAAGATACTAACGATATGTATTTTAGGAAGGGACAATTAAATGTCATAGCCCACCTAATAAACTTAGAATCCTCGGTAGAGCAGGCTTACGAGGAAGCCAAAGAATCCAATGAAGATGATTAAGGTATACGACTTTAAGTGTACTGAGGGTCATTACTTTGAAGAATTTGTAGAGGACGGTGTTACAACCAGTAGGTGCGGTTGTGGTGCTAACGCTACAAGGGTCGCTTCTGCAACACCATGCGTACTCGACGGTGCCTCTGGGGATTTCCCCGGTAGACACATGAAGTGGGTACGAGAACATAGTGAAGCAGGGCGTAAATAAACTCCACAACCGTTAGGCGGAGAAGGTTAATAATATGGGACGAGCACAACTCGTAGACGAGCGTTCGGAAGAAGAAGTAAACAACGAAACCGTAGATACACTAGACACAGAGGATACTTTAGAGTCTCCAGAGGAGGTAGCTCAAGAGGAGCCTAGTGTACCAGAGAAGTATCAGAACAAGTCCTTGCAAGAGGTTGTTCAGATGCACCAAGAGGCTGAGAAGCTCCTAGGTAAACAAAGCTCTGAAGTTGGTGAACTACGTAAGGTTGTTGACGACCACATCCAAACACAACTCGCACAACAACAAGCACCTGTACAACAGCAAGAAGAAGACGATACTGACTTCTTTGTTGATCCACAGGCCGCAGTTAGTAGGGCAATTGAGAACCACCCTAGTATTAGAGAAGCTAATCAAGTCACTCAGAACTACAAGAAGCAAACAGCTTTGTCGCAGTTACAGAGTAAGCATCCAGATATGAACACTATTATCCAAGATGCTAACTTTGCTGAGTGGATCAAAGGCTCTAAGATTAGGACTCAATTGTTTGTACAAGCAGACCAAAAGTATGATTATGATGCCGCTGATGAACTGTTCTCCCTCTGGAAAGAGAGAGCCTCTGTTGCAGAACAGACGGTAGCAGTTGAGAAGCAAGCACGTAAGCAGCAAGTTAAGTCTGCAAGTACAGGTAACGCCCGAGGAACAGGCCAAGGTTCACGTAAGAAAGTATATCGTCGTGCTGATATTATTAAACTTATGAACACTGATCCCGACCGTTACGCAGCTTTGTCAGAGGAAATCTTTCAAGCGTATGCAGACGGGAGGGTCAAGTAGCCTAATCTAAAGGAGATTTATTATGGCGACTCAAACTTATCCCGGTACAGTAGGCGGTGGCTCCATTGTCAATAAGACAGCCGCAGCAACATTCATCCCTGAAATCTGGAGCGACGAAGTAATCGCAGCATACCAGAAGAACCTGAAGATGTCACCTCTCGTTAAGAAGATGTCAATGACAGGTAAGAAGGGCGACTTAATCCATGTACCTAAGCCCATCCGTGGTGCTGCTTCCGCTAAGGTTGCTGACACGGCTGTTAACATCCAAGCAAACGTAGAAGGTGAGCTGACAATCGCAGTTGATCGTCACTTTGAGTACTCACGATTCATCGAAGATATTGTAGAAGTTCAGGCCCTCACGAGCCTACGTCAGTTCTACACTGAAGACGCTGGTTACCAACTAGCTGTCCAAGTTGACACTGACCTAATGAACTGTGCTACAGGTTTCGGAGATGGAACCCGAGTAGTTGCTCCATCGTCTGCTTCTGACTGGACTAACTCTAACAGCTATGAGTTCGTAGATGCTGCTGGTCTAGCACTGTTCGGTACTGGTACTCCCGGTGCGTTCAACGACGAAGGCTTCCGTACAGCCATTAAAATCTTAGATGATGCTAATGTGCCTATGGATAACCGTTGTCTTGTGATCCCCCCTGCTGCCCGTAAGGACATCATGGGAATCGACCGTTACGTGTCTAGTGATTTCGTTGGTGGCCGTGGTGTTGAATCTGGCCTCATCGGTAACCTCTACGGTGTTGATGTGTACGTATCATCTAACGCTCCTACGCTGACTACTGGTGTTCGTGGATGTGTATTCTTCCACAAAGACGCCATTGTTCACGCAGAGCAGATGAGTGTACGTTCGCAGACTCAGTACAAGCAAGAGTACTTGTCTACTCTGTACACTGCTGATACTCTGTACGGCATTGAAACTTACCGCCCTGAAGCTGGCCTGATCTTGGCTGTCTCAGACGCGTAAGACTACTCAGGGGGCCTTCGGGTCCCCTTTCTTCTCCCCCTGTTTCTCAGGAGTCCTTAAATGTCAGCTACAACGATTATCACAAAGAATGGATCAGGTGCTCCCGCAGCAGGCGACTTAGTTCAGGGTGAACTTGCGGTAGACTTAACAAATCAAACTTTATATTCAAAAGATTCTTCAGGCAACGTCTTCAAAGTAGGTGACACCGGTGGTGGTTCTCCCGGTACCTTTACTGATTTGGTTGCCACAGACAGCTTTACTTCCCCCGGCATCGACGATAATGCTACGTCAACTCAGATTACTGTTACCGATACAGATGTAGACTTTAGTGGCAACATTGATGTTACTGGTACAGCTACCCTTCCTGACGCCGATGTAACAACCTTAGATGTCACAGGTACAACCACCCTAGCAGACGTAGACGTAGTAGATCTTGACGTTACGGGTAGCTTTACTTCCCCCGGCATCGACGACAACGCTACGTCCACGGCTATCACGATTGATGCTAGTCAGAACGTGGGCATTGGTGCTGACCCAGACACGACTGGATTCGGCGGTACGTTTAAGTATCTAGGACTCAACGGTGGTTCTGGTAATGGGGCATTTAACGGACAAACAACAAGCACTACTGTGAACAGTGTAGCGGCCCAGTACATGGGAAGCACTACCGGTACTAGCGGTTATCAAATCCTTGGCGGTATGCATGTCGCCAACGGCGCAAGCAGTGCAGCAAACGCAGAGGGCGCTCTGGTCTTCTATACTGCTACAGGCGGCTCTCTTGCCGAGCGTATGCGTATCGTCACCTCAGGAGCAGTGTCTATGGGTGGGCCATCCCAATCAGGTGATGTGTACCTGAACAGCACCACAGGCTTCTCTAGTAGACTATACCAAGACGTTTCTGACATGGTGTTTGGAGTAGGATCCGGACAAGCCGAGCGTATGCGTATCGACGACGTAGGAAACGTGGGCATTGGTAATGTTTCCCCTTCCCCTGTAGCAAGCTACAAGGTATTACAAGTACGAGGATCATCTACAACTAATGGCGGTTTAATCCGACTCGAAACATCTGATGGGACTAGTGGTGTCGCTCGACTTTACGCGGGTTCGGGGTCTGCGGTTTTAGAGACGACAACCGCCACTCCACTTACATTTAGGACTTCAGCCACTGACCGCCTGACTATCGACGCCGCAGGAACCACAACGGTAACAGGTGGCTTCGAGGCTGCTCAACCGGGTGCTGGTACTAGTGCGTTTGCTGCTGGTATTAACGCTGGGCTGACAAGCCAGAATGCCTATGCTGTTGCTATCGGCATCGACGCAGGCAAGGCAAGTCAAGGCGCTAATGGAGTCGCTGTGGGAGCAGGAGCAGCCGCCGACACTCAGGGTCTCAGTGCTGTGGCAGTTGGCAACAATGCAGGGCGTGTCTCGCAAAGTAATGACTCTGTTGCTGTTGGCGCTGCTGCTGGCAAGACCTCTCAGGGTGGTCAGGCTGTTGCTATTGGGCTTAACGCTGGTCAGACAACCCAACAAGGCAGTGCTGTCGCTATTGGCCGCCAAGCAGGCGAGACAGACCAAGGTTTCGCTGGTGTTTCTACTGGCTACCAAGCGGGGCAGTTAAGGCAGGGTGACTATGGCGTTGCTATAGGTCATGCGGCAGGACTTTCAGACCAAGGCGCCCGTTCTGTTGCCGTTGGACTCAGCGCTGGTCAGGTAAACCAAGGCGCTAGTTCGGTAGCGCTAGGCCATCTGGCAGGCCAGACCAACCAAGCCGCTAACAGCATTGTTATTAGCTCGTTAGGTTCCGCAGCAAACGCACCCGAAACCAACTCTATTCGTTTGATATCGACGTCAACTAAGTACCTGCACTACAACGGCACTAACGCTTGGACGTTCTCAGGCGGTAACGTAGTGGTTCCTAATGACAACTTGCAACTAGGCCTCACTGGCGGCACTAACAGGCGCCTTTATCTACGGGCCTCTGCAAACAACAGCACCAACTATGCTTGCCAGATGGAAAACTCAGCCGCTCAAAACTTGTTCTTTATTAGGTCAGACGGTGCATTCAACACAGGCGAAGGAACAAGCTCTCCCTACAACAATACAACAACCGCAGCCGCTAACTTGAATGTATCGTCTAATGGGTTTCTAGGGCGTTCTACATCATCTATCCGATACAAAGAGAACGTCAGGGATTACACGGGGTCTATCGACGCCTTACGTCCTGTCATGTTCAACAGTATCAATGAGGATGATGACAAGGACTACGCTGGCTTCATCGCTGAAGAAGTCCATGAGACTGGTCTGGTTGAGTTCGTGCAGTATGACGATCAAGGCCGACCCGACCTTGTGAACTACGCCAACATAGCTGCCTTACTGGTTAAAGAAGTCCAAGACTTAAAGGCCGAAGTAGCGGCACTCAAAGGAGCATAAAGAATGACAACGATTACATGGAGCATTGTAGCCATTGACTACGACATTAAGGGAGGCGTTAAGGTTCCTACTCGTACACATTGGGTTTGTTCTGGCGAGGACGCTGAAGGCAACATGGGTCGCTACATAGGCACCCGAGCAGTCACTCAGGGTGATACAAAGACCTTCACTGGTTGGGACAACATCACTGAGGAAGCAGCTTTAGAGTGGCTTTTGACGGACATGGGTGTAGTAACTATGGATGTGGATGAGGAAGGCAATGTCCCTAAGTCTGAGAAGGACACCATAGAAGCTGCTGTGAACGCTCAGGTTGCTGAGAAGGCTAAACCCACTAAGGGTACTGGGTTGCCTTGGGCGGCTCCTGAAGCAGCTACTATGGAGGTCTAATGAAGACCTTAGTAGCCCTAGCACTCGTGTTACTCTGTGGATGCTCAGGCACACTACGAGAGAAATCTACGGTGTGCTTGGGCTTCTGTGCTCACACTGAAGTTGAAACTGAAACTCACACAAAGGAAATCAAGAAATGAATGCATTTGTTCTACTACTCACCTTAGTCACCTTCTCTACTATGGCTGCTGAGATTTACTTAGATGACGGTAGGGTCGTAGCGTTACCTGTAGGCTCCAAGGTGTACATAGATGATGGGACTGTATGGACGTTCACACGGTTCAACGAGGGTGGCTTCGACATTAGACCCTTGACACCTTTGGTGGAGATTACTGAGGTGTGTCCACAGTCGGGGTTGACCTTTGGTGGCAGCAGCGGCTCCTGTGTAGTAGAAGAGGTAGTGACAGAGGAGACAGAAGAAGCCTGTGATGGGTTCACCTTTGGTGGTAGCTCTGACGGATGTTGAGGGGTAAATAATGACTGCTTATGTAGATGATAAAAGAAAACCCATAGGACAAGAAATTAATGTCGGACTTGACGGTGGTGCTCAACAAACCTCATACCAAGGAGGCTCACAGCAGGCTAATCAGTACGTAAGAGAAGCAATGCGTATAAAGAGGCAGACGTGTACTGCTACTGGTGGGTTTAACAAAGGACAAGGAGATAATCACGAGTGCCTATATGGCGAAGATGCAGTAGCGCACATTGAAGGCATTGGAGAAAACGCACCTGCTTATGACCGTGCTCAACAGTGGTTAGCTGAGTACAATGAAGAGCCTGATCTAGATGATCCTTATTCTGTAGATGGAGAAGACCCCTTCGATGACACAGGTGCCTATGCTATTGACACAGACGGTGATGGTTTTGTAGACACTGTTGTACGTGATAACTACATAGAAGTGGCTGGCGAGAACGGAATAGAAACTCAAATTGAAACCGTAAGGGTCAACGGTAACGAGGAGCTTGATGCTGAAGTACAGGCTGCTCAAGACCTTAAGGATTCCATATACAACCAAGAAGGCTGGGATGACCTAGAACCTTGGGAGCAAGACCAACAGTTGATTAACGCAGGAGGCACTGCAATCAACGGTACTGATGGTAACCCTCCTGAGGAGACTGAGGAGACTGAAGAAACATTGGTTGAAGGTGTTACCTCTACTGTACAAGAAGGGATTGATAAGATTAAAGAAGAGTTCCCAACTTGGGAAGAACTCTGGGGTAACATTAAAGATGCCCTACCTAGCGACCCTGAGGAGTGGGGAGATGCCATTAGAGGTGTGCTTACTTCTGTAGGTGTTGATTTACCCAGTGGAGACATTTGGGAAATACTCAATGGAGGATACGGTGTTATTGCTACTGGTGGTGGGTCTATATTTAACCCAGCTAACCAAAACGTATTCATCCCCGGTATTCCCGTAGGTTTACCCCCGTCATCTACAGTCATAGGCACTGTGGAGGATTTAATCAACGACCCTGTAGGAACATTGGTTAACAAGGTTAAAGATGTCTTTGGAGACATTGTTTCTGATCCCGGAGCCTTCGTACAAGGGATACTAGAGGGAACCTTAGATGTCCCCTCAAGTGTCTGGGATGTCCTTGTAGGCGGTGTTGCAGCAGGTCAAGATGTGTACGACTGGGTTAAGGAAACCATAGGTAGTTCTGAAGAAGAAACTATTGTAGGTGGCGAAGAAGAAGAAGTCGAGGAGCAAACTGAGGAGCAAGTCGAGGAGCAAGTCGAGGAGCAAGAAGAGCCAGCAGAAAACGCTAGAGTAAATCAAGTCCTTGACTTCTTTAGCAGCGCCTTCAACTCCGTCCCTGATCCTGAGGAGCAAGTCGAGGAGCCTGAAGATGGGCTTACCTTTGGAGGAGAAAGTGTAGTTTATGAGCAGGGTGAGATAAACCCTAGAGAGCAACAAGTCATTAGCCTATTCGGTAGTATGTTTAACTCTGTACCTGATCCTGAGGAAGAAGAAGAAGAGGAAGTAATAACAGGAGGAGAAGTAACTGAGGAAGAAGAGGTAGTAACTGAGGAAGAAGAGTGTGATCCATTTACATTCGGTGGCGGCTCAGGGTGTAATGCATACGACCCCGTAGTACAAGATCCTGTAGTAGAAGACCCTATAGTAGACACTCCTCCTCCCCCTCCTCCAGAAGAGCCTCCGATAACCGGGGGTGGTGGAGCTAGTGGAGGTGCTGGAGGCAGTAATAACGGTGAGTTTGAAGGCTTCTTAAGTGGCATTGATTATAATCCCTTGCAGATCCAAGCTTTAATCGAATCTAAGCAGCGTAAGTCACTTGTTTCATCTCTGTTTTCGGAGTACTTTGCATGACATATTTACAATTAGTAAACAACGTCCTGAGAAGGATGCGAGAAGAGGAGGTTCCTAGTGTTGACTCCTCTACCTACAGTAAGATGATAGGTGACTTCGTTAACGATGCTAAGAAACTTATAGAGACTTCTTGGGACTGGTCAGCCTTACGGACTACAGTAGTGTTCACGACCTCTGAGGATGTCTTAACTTACCCTCTACTTGACACCAAGGACACTGTGAAGGCTCTGAATGTAATCAACGACACCTCTGATTTCTTCATGGACTATCGTACTACTGACTGGTTTGATAATCAGTATTACAACCAAGAGCCTGTTAAGGGGTCACCTCAGTTGTACACCTATAGGGGCCTTGATTCTAATGGCGATACTCAGATAGATGTATACCCTAAGCCTGACGGTGCTTATGTTGTTAGGTTCAACTGTGTCTTACGTAACGATGAGCTAGTGGCTGACACAGATAAGCTAATGATTCCTAACATGCCTGTGATTCACCTCGCGGTAGCCTTATCAGCCCGTGAGCGAGGCGAGACAGGAGGCACATCAACAGCCGAGTACTTTGCTATTGCTAATCAGTATCTCTCTGATGCTATCGCTCTGGACGCACAGAAGCACCCTTATGCAACAGACTGGTATACCCCTTAGGAGCTAGTGTATGGCCCAGCCCTTACAAAGTATAAACCTAGTTGCTCCTGCGTTCAAGGGGATCAACACTGAGGATTCCCCGTTAGCTCAGGACCCCTCGTTTGCTGATGTTGCAGATAACGCTGTCATTGACAAGCGAGGACGCATTGCAGCACGTAAAGGTCTTGATACGCTTACAGACGATAAGACAGAGTTAGGCACTGACTACGTACATTCCATACACGAGTTCTTCGATGACTCAGGTAATAATGTTCTGTTCAGCATGGGTAACGATAAGATACTCTCAGGGGTCCATGACTTTGTTGACGAAACACCAGTAGGTTACGTAATAGCTGAGAACGACTGGCGCACCGTAAACTTCAACAACGCTGCTTACTTCTTCCAGAGAGGACAAGAGCCACTCATCTATACCGACACAGGTGGCCTTCAGACCTTTGGTGACTACGAAGGACACACAACGCTTACAACTTTGTATTGTAATGAAGTTGCTGCGGCATACGGTAGACTCTGGGTAGTCGATAGTAACGAAGGTGCACAGATTATCTATTGGTCTGACTTACTCAACGGTACTGATTTCTCTAGTGGCTCCTCAGGCTCCATAGATATTTCTGAGGCTTGGCCTGATGGTGCCGATAGTGTCGTAGGTATCGCAGCACACAATAGCCTCCTAATTATCTTTGGTAGACACAGCATCGTTGTGTACGAAGGTGCAGACTCTCCAGCTACTATGTCGATTGCTGACACAGTTCCCGGCGTAGGTTGTATTGATAGAAACTCTATTCAGCACATCGGTACTGACATACTCTTCTTAGACGACACAGGGCTTAGGAGCTTCGGTAGAACCATCCAAGAGAAGTCTATGCCTATTAGCGACCTCAGTGGTAACATTAAGACTGAGTTCATTGAGACTCTTGTTAACCGACAAGGGCCAGTAGCTACCATATACTCACCAGAGAATACATTTTACCTCGTGTCGTTCCCCTCTAATAATCTTACGTACTGCTTTGATCTTAAGGGTAGGACAGAGAATGGATCATATAGGGTCACTCGTTGGCCCTCTAGTTCTTTCTTCTCCTTTGAAACTATAAGGTCAGGAGAGCTTCTTGTGGGTAACACTAACGGTCTAAGCATCTACTCAGGATACTCAGACAATAATGCTCCTTATCGCTTTAAATACTACAGTCCGGGACTAACCTTTGGTGACCCTTCAAAGCTAAAGATCCTTAAGAAGCTCAGGCCCACCATTGTAGGCGCTAACTCAGCTACGGTATTTATCTATTGGGCTTATGACTTCAGTACTGCGTTTAGATCCCAAGCATACACTGTAGGTAGTCAAGACCCGGCCTTCTATAACATTTCTGAGTTTAACATAGGTGAGTTCACTGGTGGTACTTTGATTTCTCGAAGGGCCATTAACGCCACAGGAGGTGGCAGTGTGATAACAATTGGACTTGAAGCAGACATCAATGGGTTCGCTTTGTCACTACAAGAAATTAACGTACTAGCACTGATAGGTAAAACATTATGAGCAACTATACACCGACAACAGACTTTGCTTCTAAGGATGCTTTGCCTTCAGGTGATCCAGCTAAGATTATCCGAGGTACTGACTTTAGCGCAGAGTTTAATAATATTGCAACAGCAGTGGCGTCTAAGGCTAACACAGATAGCCCCACGTTCACAGGTGTTGTAACAATCTCTGACCTAAACTTTGTAGGTACATTGGATTCAGGAACAATTGACGGAGGTACTTACTAATGCAAGAACTTTTAGCTTTACTCGGTTTAGGAGCCACAGGAGGATTCTTAACTAACGAGGCCATGGGTAGACTAGGAGACATAGGAGAGCAGTCTGTCGTAGGTACTCAAGTTGAGGGGCCTGATGGACAAATGGTAGATGTCCCCGGCGCTTTAGACCTAGCGAAGCTGGGTTTGGACCAAACTCAATTTCAGCCCTTCTCAGTTACCTCCTCTACAGGTAGTAAGTTTGGTTTCCAGCCAACTTATGATGCCGAAGGTGCTCTCTCAGGATTTGGATCTTCTACGACCCTATCCCCAGAGGAGCAGGCAATACAAAGTATGCTCATGGGTCAAGCGCAGTCAACTTTAGGCGCAGGGCCGTATGGTCAGGCTGGAGGTAGAGCAGCAGCAGAGCAAGCGTACGGTCTTGGCGGTCAGTTTATGCAAGCTGCACAGACACAGCCGGGAGACATCAACCAACTTAGGGGGCAGTTTGCCAACCAAGTTAGTGGACAACTAGGACAGCAACCCAGTGCTGCTATAGGGCAACTCGGACAGCAAGCGTTAGGCTTAGGCTCTCAAGGCTTAGCAACGCAGGCTCCGTCAGACGTAGAAGCTCTTAGGCAGCAGTACGCAGGCTTGGCAGGTCAAGCGGCGGGTGACGTCTTAGGCTCTACAGCAGGCCGTGAGGCTGATGTATACAACCGCATCCGGGCTACTCAGAGGCCTGAGGAAGAACGACAGCGTATGGCTCTAGAGGAGCGTCTGTTCAATCAAGGTCGTTCAGGTGTCTCTACTAACATGTACGGTGGTACTCCTGAGCAACTTGCGATGGCTAAGGCTCAAGGGGAAGCACAGAACCAAGCTTCGTTAGCTGCTATTCAGCAAGCTCAGGCAGAACGTCAGCAGTCCTTAGGTGAAGCTAAAACCTTTGGTAGTATGTTTGGACAACAAGCGGGGCTGTCTAGTGACATACAGACTCAAGCACAAGCTAGGGCGTCACAGTTATCAACGCTAGGCTTGAGTGCAAACCAGATTGAGTCTCAGTTGCAGACTGAAGGCTTAGGTAGGGCAGTCACATCGTCTGGTCAGTCAGCAGCACTCGCTAAAATGGCAGGAGACTTGCAGGCACAACAGGCAGGCCTCGGCTTAGGAATGTCTGAGCTAGGTTCTCAGTTGTCTGCACAAGACATGGCGCTCTTAGGAGCACAACAGAAGCTAGGCTTAGGATCTTTGGCTGGTGCTTATATACCACAGGGTCAGATGAATGATCTACAGGCTCAGAATCAGATGTACGCACAGCTAGGCCAACGTGGTCAACTCTCTGGCGCAGGCCTCTTTGGTGAAGCAGCTATGGGTGGCCTTGAGGCTCGACTAATAGCAGAGCAAGCACAAGCTAACCTCTTAGGTAACTTAGGATCTGGTTTACTTAGTGGTATCTTTAGCCCAGTTGCTCAAGCAGGTGGTGGTGCTACTAGCCTCATTGGTAGTGCACTAAGTCAATTAGGTAAAGGGAGTTAAGTAATGGCTAGATTCTCAAATCAATTTCTACAGGGACTAGGGAATCCTAGTTATAGCGAAGGCTTGTTTGACATAGGTAAAAACATATCTGGAACTCCTATGCTGATGAAGCAAGAGAAGGATAGGAAAGAACAACAAGCTCAGGTTATGCAGGTGCTTCAGAACAACTCAGATAACGCACCTCTACTGAACGCTCAGTCTCAAAAGTATCAAGCCCAAGGTAACGAGGAGTTAGCCAAGGTGTTCTCTGAGGCTGCTCAACAGGCTGTCACAAGATCCACTAGAAGAGGAGAGATTGCTGACAAGAGTAGGGAGAGGGCAGATGTACGTGCGGAAGCTGTGGGTAAGAAGGTGGACGCACAAGGCGCAGAGCTTCAGAGGTACGCGCTTGAGCAGAACGCCACTAATGTTGCTAAAAGGATGATTAATGACCCTAATCAACTTGAGGCCACTTTAGTAGGCCTCAGGGGTGCCTCTGACGAGCAACTTAGGACCTTCTTAAAGGAAGCCTCTAAGCCTAAGGAGCGAAAGACTCAGCTTATGTCTCCCGGTAGTCAATTAGTGGACACAGCCACAGGTGAAGTGATAACCGAGGCACCTTTTAAGCCTACGGAGCCTAAGGGTAGAAACGTCAAGTCTCAGAAGATGGACGATGGTTCTCTCGTAATGTTTGATGGAAACACAGGGGACGTAATACAAACCCTTAAGCCAGATACGCCCGAGAACCAAGAAGGCCAAGTACAACTTATTGATAAGTTAGTTTTCCAAGAGAACCGAGCGCAGGGTTTAATTGATAGTGCCTCTGGTTGGGATACAGGCCTTGTTGGTGGTGTTTTGTCCAATGTCTATGGAAGAGATGCTTATGACCGTGATGCTGAAATAGTAAGCCTTAAGGCTAACTTAGGTTTTGACCAGATTAACGCCATGAAAGAAGAAGCTGCTAAGTATGGAGCCTCTGGAACAGGCTTAGGTCAAATATCCAACATAGAATTTCTGTCGTTACAGTCTACAGTAGATACGCTGAAAGTAGGTATGTCAGCAGAAGCGCAAGCAAAAGCCTTAAACAACATTAAAAACCACCTTATCAACATCAGGAAGGTAGCGTCAGGTGCTCCTCCTAGGGATACCGTAGAATGGAACAGCCCTACGTACAAAGCTAGAGGCTATGCCCAAGATCCTACGACAGGTAAAGTATTCTATGCTCCTGATGGTCCTCAAGGATCTAGATATGAACTCATTGACGGTAAGTTTGTTAAAATGAGGGCCTTTTAATGCCTAACGAATCTATGGATGCTTTTGATAGAGCCTTTGCCACTCCAGCTACAGGGGATCCTTTGGTTGCCCCTGAGCAGGAGAAGGAGTTAAACGTAGACCCTGACTCTGCTTTTGATAGAGCATGGGAAGCTTCTACTGTATCTACAGACAACGCTGATGTAGAGAATGAGGATGTATCATTCTTCCAGAGAGTCTTTGCAGAGCCTTATGAGAGGGCGATACAGAAGCAGTCTCAAGTGTTCTCTAGAATGGCTAGTACCTACGGTGGTAACGGTAATCAGCAGCTAGGGCAAGCCTTAAGTGACCCTGCGGTCCTTCAGGAGCAATACAGGCAGAATACTAACATACCCTCTGTGCTGCTTCAGACAGCCACTACGCCACTCTCTATGATCTTTGATGGTGCATCAGAGATGGTCCTCTACGGCGCTGAGAAGGGCGTAGGGTGGCTCCCAGAGGGTTTCAGGGAAGACTCCTTGAAGGCCTTTCAGGATCTTATGAAAACTCAAGGTGGTCAAATGGCTCTAAATGCTGCTGGACAGGGCGTGAAGGCTTGGGAATCATTTAAGGAGTCTAACCCTAACGAAGCTGCTAACCTGACAGCCATATTAGACGTAGGTTTCGCTAAGTTCTCATCTAAGGCTGTTCCTGACTACACGCCTATGAAGATGGAACGTGTGGGCCTGCGTAATGAGGTTAAACCCTTAGCAGGAGATGACGCTGATATATATAAGATACTCTTTGAGCAAGATAAGAAGACTCCAGAGCAAGTAGAACTAACGACCGACCCGCAAGGACCATTAGGGGTTCAAGAGCAACTTGCGACAGCAGACCAACTAGAGCTTGTAGACGTAGCTAAGAAAGCTGGGTTGTCCGGTAATCAGACATT